ACCAGAAAAGAAAGAAAATAAAATTCAAGATAAGTATAATGAGTTAGAAGGTGTCAAACCTGTTGAAACAAATGACTACATCTATAATGTTTTAGAGATGCATGTTGATTTAGATTTATCAGACTACATTGCAGAGAATGAAGAAGACAAAATCAATATTAAAATTCCTTACATTGTAACTATAGAAGAATCTACAAGAAAAGTTTTATCTATTTACAGAAACTATGCAGAGGATGATAATAAATTTACAAGAAAAGAATATTTTTCACACTATAAATTTTTACCAGGATTAGGTTTTTACGGTTTTGGTTTAATTCACATGATCGGTGGCCTGTCACGAACAGCAACTACTGCACTAAGACAGTTACTAGATGCAGGTACATTATCTAATTTACCTGCTGGATTTAAGTCTAGAGGTATGAGAATTAGAGATGATGACCAACCAATACAGCCTGGAGAGTTTAGAGATGTTGATGCACCTGGCGGAAACATTAGAGATCAGTTTCAATTACTACCTTTTAAAGAACCAAGCACAACTTTATTTAACCTTTTAGGTTTTTGTGTTGATGCAGGAAGAAGATTTGCATCAATTGCTGACCAACAAGTAGGCGATGGCAACCAAGCCGCCGCTGTTGGAACTACAATTGCTCTTTTAGAAAGAGGTTCTAGAGTAATGTCAGCTATTCATAAGCGTTGTTACTATGCAATGAAGCAAGAATTTAAACTTTTAGGTAAAGTTATTGCCGATTATCTACCACCTGAGTATCCATACGCAGTTTATGGCGCCGAAAGAATGATAAAAGTAATGGATTTTGATGAAAGAGTGGATATTTTACCTGTTGCAGACCCAAATATTTTCTCAATGTCGCAAAGAGTGACGTTAGCACAGACACAATTGCAAATTGCACAGTCAAATCCACAAATTCACAACCTACATGAGGCTTACAGACGTGTTTATGAAGCTTTAGGCACTAAAGAAATACCTCAAATATTAAAACCAGACCCAAAACCGTTCCCAAAAGACCCTGCAATAGAAAATATGGAAGCATTGCAGTCATTACCGATGACAGCCTTCCCAGAACAAGACCATGATGCTCATATTGCAGCGCATTCTGCGTTTATGAGAACTAGAATGGTGCAAATTAACCCAATGGTGTATGCAAATCTACAAGGACACATCTCTCAACACGTATCTATGAAGGCTTCTGCTGAAGTTATGACTATGATGCAACAAAATCCACAAATGATGGAGCTGATGCAACAGAATCAACAACAATTTAGAGCAATGTTTGATTCAGAGGTAGCAAAAAGAGTTGCACAGATAACTGCAGAACTTGCACAAAACGAAACTATGCTTGATAGTCAAAAACAAGACCCTGTTGTTATGTTAAAACAAAGAGAATTAGATTTAAGAGCTATGGATTTACAACGTAGGGCAGAAGAGGGTAATATGAAAATAGAAAATCAAGAGGGTCAGTTTGATGAAAGATTAGATTTTGATAGATTAAAATTAGAAACACAAGACGAGCAAGCTGATAAGAGATTAGAACTTGCTCGAGAAAAAATGGAGAAACAAAATGTCGGGAAAAAAACACGGACTACAAGATAAGTATAAAAAATTAAAAATGGGTGGAATGATGTACTACAGTAAAGGTGCACTTTCTGAAAAACAAAAAACAATTGCAGCTAAGGCACCTCCTTACGATGAAATAGGTGGAAATGATTTTGCAAAAATAAGAGAAGAGAAAAAACCTGTAAAAGCATTTTTAGGATTAGGTGTAGAGGTAATGAAAAAAGCAAAAGACAAAGGTGCTAAAGGTGTAGAACTTTTATCTCCTGTAGCAATGGCAAAAAGATTTTTTAATAAAGGCGGAAAAGTCATGAAAGCTAACAAAGGTCTTCATGCTGAAAAAAAGAAAAATAAAAAAGAAGATGAAAATGATTTATCTAAATTACCAAAAGGTTTAAGAAAAGATACCACTACAGGTTTTGGAGCTAATATAAAAAAAATAAAAGATGACTAAAAAACATACAGTTTCTGGCAAAAGATCAGGGCCACCACCTTTGAGTGGCCCAAACCCCCAAGTTCCTCCTGTAAAATTAAACAGTGGTGGAGAAATGATTTGTCCTCATAGACCTGATGGTATTAGAGGTATGGGTGCTGCTATTAAAGGAATGAAATTTATAGGAGTTAGATAATGTGGTTTCAAGCAATCAAATTAGCCGTATCTGCTGGAAGTAAAATTTATGCCAACAAGCAGAAGGCGAAAATGGCAATGTCAGATGCACAATTGTTACATGCTGAGAAACAAGCACGAGGTGAGGAAGCTTACCAGGGAAAACTTTTAGAAGCTAGACAATCGGACTGGAAAGACGAGGCCGTTTTGATAATTTTAAGTTTGCCCGTTTTGGTGCTCGCTTGGGCAGTGATATCGGATGACCCAACAGCGATGGACAAGGTTAAATTGTTCTTCGATATGTTCTCACAGCTCCCGAGCTGGTTCACAAATCTCTGGATCCTTGTCGTGGCGAGTATTTATGGGATAAAGGGAACTCAAATATTTAGAGGAGGCAAAAAATGAACCTAGAAAGAGATTTACAAAAACTTAGAAAACAAAAACAAATGAAAGATTCTGCTGTAGCACAACTTAGAAAAAGAAGTAAGGATTCGATAGCTAGACCTAGAGCAGAAAAAAATATTTTATCAACTAGTCCAGAGATGCAAAAAATATAATGTGGAATTGGTTAAAAAAATTATTTACTCCTAAAAAACAAGAACACAATGATGATGTTTTAGATCAAATGAGTAAAGCTGATAGAAGAAAATTAAAAGCAGAGGGTAAAATTAAGTCTATTTACAAACCTTATTATTAATATATAAGTTTTAAATGATCATAGACTATCCATTAATAAAAAGAGTAGCGGAAAAAAGAATAGACTCTCTAAAAGATACTTTAGTGTATACCGTTGACAATTTACAACAACTTCACTATATTAGAGGACAAATCAAAGGCCTAGAGTCTTTGCTTCAGGATCTTAAAGACCTGCAAGAAAAACAGGAGCTACTAAATGACAAAGAACTTCGAGACTTCGAAGGAAGTACCTAAGAAAACAGAAGCATTATTAGATGCTTACAAATCAAAAGATGAAATCAACAGTACCCAGCTAGATGTTAAAGCTATTGAAGGTAATAAAAACCTTTTAGATAGACTACCTACACCAACTGGCTACAGACTTTTAGTTTTACCATACGCTGGTCCTAAAAAAACTAAAGGTGGGCTTTATCTTGCTGACACAACTCAAGAAACAATACAGATGACTACCGTATGTGCATATGTATTGAAGATGGGGGATCTTTGCTACAAAGACAAAGAAAAATTTCCAGAAGGCCCTTGGTGTAAAAAGGGTGATTGGATTATTTTTGGACGTTATGCTGGATCTAGATTCAAAATAGAAGGCGGAGAAGTTCGTATCTTAAATGATGACGAAATAATCGCTAAGATTAATAATCCGGAAGATATTTTGCACGCATACTAACACATACGCAATTAAACAGGAGCTACAATGGAAAACACCGAAGAAGTAAAAAACCCAGAAGTTGAATTAGATACTGATGGAGTAAAAGATCAAACACTTGAAGTCGAAGAACAAAAAGTTGAGACTTCAGAACCTGAATTACCTAAACAAGAAGTAGACTTAGGATATACTGAACCTAAGCCTGAAGGAATTGAAGGTATCACAGTTGAAACAGTAAAAGAAGAACCTAAAAAAGAAATTAAAGAAGATAGTCTTTCGGATGTTTCTGAAAAAGTTAAAAGAAGAATAGATAAGTTAACTTTTAAAATTCGAGAATCTGAAAGAAGAGAAAAAGCTGCTTTAGATTATGCAAAAGGTTTAAAAAATCAACTTGATGATACTAAAAATCGTTTCTCAAAAACTAGTAAGAGTTATATAGAACAATTTTCTGCTAGAGTTGTTGCTGAACAAGAAGATGCTAAAAAAGCGTTAAGAGATGCTATTGCAGATCAAGATGCAGATAAAATAGCTGAGGCAAATTCTAGAATAGCTCAATTAGCCGTAGAAGCGGAAAAAGTTAAGATGACTCAAGCTGAAGAAGAAGCTAAAGAAGAAAAAGCTAAAGCTGAAGCTAAAATAGAACAACCAATACAACAAGCACCTCAAACAAACGTTGCACAACCTTCTGGTAAAGCTAAAGAATGGGCTGAAAAGAATGAATGGTTCGGTAGCGATAAAATTATGACAAGTGCTGCATTCCAAGCTCACAATGACCTTGTTGAGCAGGGGTTTGACGCAGAGAGTGATGAGTATTATAATGAAATTGATAAAGTTATGAAGGAAAATTTTCCTCATAAATTTAGTCAACCACAGGAGCAAAAGAAACCCGTCCAAACTGTTGCCTCTGCACAAAGAAACCAAACCGGACGCCGATCAGTGAAACTCACCAAGTCACAAATAGTTATCGCTAAAAAACTAGGGGTGCCACTAGAGGAATACGCAAAATACGTGAAGGAGAATGCAAATGGATAATATCAAAAGAACCTCACGCCAGTCAGAGACTAGGCAAGAAACACAAAAACCTAGCGCTTGGGCTCCACCATCGAGTTTAGACGCACCACCCGCTCCACAGGGCTTTGCCCATCGTTGGATACGAACGAGCGTGGCTGGATTTGAGGATACAGCTAATGTAACCAAAAAATTCAGAGAAGGTTGGGAATTTGTAAGAGCAGAAGAGATTAAAAACTCAGCTGACGTAGGCAAATACCCGATCATCAATCAGGGGCAGTATCAAGGGTGTATTGGAATCGGTGGCCTTGTGTTGGCAAGGATACCTGAAGAGACATTAAAAAGCCGTGCAGAGTATTTCGATAGAATTACTCAAGACCAAATGGATGCGGTTGACAATGATCTAATGAAGGAACAACGACCTGAAATGCCAATCAATATTGATAGGCAATCAAGAGTTACCTTTGGTGGTAGTCGTAAAAAATAGTTTTTTTGCATTACCTACGGAGTTAGCTTGGAGTTAAACTAAACATAAAACGGAGAAAACAACTATGGCAAATCAACTAGAAAAGTTCGGTCTAAGACCGCACAGAAAACTAGACGGTACACCATTAGTAGGTGCTCAAAACAGATACACTAT